TGGCAGTCCAATCCCGTAGGAAAAAATCTGTTGCTTGTTTTGTAGGTGTTCGTTTCGTTTCTGTATTTTTAGGGCGTCGTCTTTGGCTTTGTCTGTTGCGCCTGTTTGGGAATTGCATCGACGGCAGGCAGGCCGTAAATTATCCATTTCGTTACCGCCACCTTGAAAGATTGGTTGGATATGGTCGGCGGTGTCGGCTGGTTTGCCACATCGGTAGCAGGGTGGGTTGTCTTTTAAGAGTGCGGTTCGGTTTTTGCGGTAGGTGGGGTCATCGGTTGTGTGTTGTCGAGGCATCGGGTTTCCTTTGGTTTGCTGTAAGTGTAGGTCAAGGTCTAGGGCGTAGGGATTAGGTCAAGGGCGCTGACGCCCACAGCGCAAGGGCGGCGCTGCGGTTGTCCTCAAGTTCCATGCTGGGATTGGGTTGTTTGTGTCCCCCACTATTTTGACAATGTCTCGTCTGGGAAGCCTGTCTAGTTTTGTTCGGTGGATAACCCATCGCCTTTGCGTTAGGGAACGCTGGTCGCCTGCAATGCGCAAGCGTCTACCCACGTTGCCGTGTGTTCCCATAGACGATTCCAGTATCCGTCAAGGGCTAATGCTTCCCTCAGTTGGAAGCTGCTGTTGTCTGTTGTATGTCTAATTATGTTTAATCGTGCGACACCCAGGCGCCATCAATGAGGACACGGGCAAACGCTATTTCATAGTGTGGTATTTGTGTCCCTGAAATAGTGACAAACGTTAAGTTTTTAAAATTGTCCAAGATGATAAACGCAACATTGCTGCACAAGTATTCGCCATCGGCTATTTCGCCCTGGCGCATATAAACCTTAATTGGGTTGGCTGGCACAATCGTTTTCATGCTGGTTTGTTCTTTCCTGCTAGTCGGGTTGATATTGCGTCAATGTCTTTAGGCCGCCAAACAACATGTTCAGCGCCGTTTTCGTTTATGGCTTGTGACCATAGTTCTTGGCTGTCGGATAGTCGCCCCATATCGCTTTTCAATTCGGCAAAGATTAGCCCTCGACCCCTCTGATGGCATAGGACTAAATCGGGGAAGCCAGGGTGTCCCGTCAACGGTGTTTTCCACACCCCAGGGCGTATTTCCACAGCCCTAGTGTGCATAACTAGCCAGCCGTGCAACTTAGCCAACATGATTACTTGCGACTGAAAATAGGACTCTTTCACAGCTTCACCACTTCAGGGCCGTACACGATAGGCAACCATTCCATGCCCTCTAAAGCGTGTTGCGGTAGCCACCATGTTAGGCAGCGGTCTTGGTCTGGACGGTTTTCTTGACGCCCCGTACCGGACGCCACAATAGTTTTAGCGGTGTCAAAGTGTGACCAGCCAGCCAACTTAACTTTGTTTGCGCCGACAATAGCCAACACGGTTTGAACGCCCATGCGGTGCGTCTGTTGAAAGATGAGGTGTCCGTCTTTGTGCAAGGTTGCTTTGACTTGGTACGGCCCGACGTCGCCTGCCCTGTCCGCTTCAAGCATGTTGTCGTAGCCCACAAAGTCAATGTCCAACGCTTTCGCTAACGCCAATTCACCTTTAACGCCATAAAGGTTTTGGTCATAGTTCGTTTCCCGTAGTGCTACCTGCCAATTATCTGTGCGTAGTTCCGCCCAAGTGTCGCACGCCGCAAGGTCATTGTCGTTTAACAGGACGCCTACAGCGGTCATGAAGTTTTGCCCATCTGTTTAATAATGGCGTTGGCTTCTTTCCAATCGGCAGGCACAGCACCGGCATAGCCAATAGCAGACAAGGTTTGTAGTTGGCTTTTAGACACGGGCCACGGCTTATCGCCATCAACAGGTGTTGCCTTAGTTTGCGTTCCTCGACTAGGTGCGACAGTAGGTGCGTCGTTCTGCCTGTTTTGTACTTCCTCAAACGACGCCATTTTGCCAAACGGAATCATCATGCCCAAAGCCCTACCTAAAGCGCTAGTGCTGCAATTCATTGCTTCGCTATTTAAAGTAAAAGGCGTGCGCCCTGGCCACGGTTCCCAACATGTCGCAACACAAGGCAACGGGTCTGACGGGTCACGGTACACAGTCATTGTGACGCTAATAAACGTTTTGTCGCCTATCGCAATCACTTTGGCTGGTTCCTCAATCACCCTTAGTTCAGGCCATTTGTCGAGGGCTAAACGGAAACGGGTTGGCACGTCTACATAATCGCCTAGATTCATTTGAAACCGCCAAGTCTCATGGCAACAATAGTGTCCTGCGAAGTCTTAGTGAGGTTCACAAGGTTTATGCCGTGTTCCTCAGCTGTGTACGCCAATTCAAAAAGGCATTTGCGCAGCTGGTCAATGTCTGACCGCATTTGTTCTATCTGCCAGGCGGCGGCTTTCATAGCGATATCTGCTTTAGTGATAGCGGCAGATAGGGCTTGCATTTGGTCTGTCATAGTCGGGACCTTTCGGTTGTCGGGTTAATGGCACTATACACATTGGGTGTGCCGTCGTAGCGCATACGTCGCCTGTCGCCCTCAGTCGTGTTAGCCCATAAGCCTTGTAGGGCCTTGTCAGCAAACGACATAGCGAAATCGAGGCAGTCGTCAAACACCGGACAGGCGTCGCAAAACGGTTTAATCATTTTGCGGGCTAACGCCGATTCGGTGCCGTTGGCAGGGAAAAACAGGTTGGTTTCTAAGCCACGGCAATTTGCGTATTGTTGCCAGTCGGGGCGGTCAACATCAAACATGAGGTCAGCACAACCGCCAAGGTTGCCACCCGCATTGCCCTTTGGCTTCACGGCCCGAATATAGCAACCATGCCCAATGCAAATTGGTATGCGGGTCAAACATATCGTCAGGTGTCAAACCCATACTTGCCCACCATTTGTGGTGCGCCGCATAATTAGCCTGGATAAGACCGTAGTCGGCGCATGGGCGTCCTGCGTCGCTTTTGCTGCACGCTGTCGCCTTGCACCTACTTTCACGCCACATAATGAAAGACAGCGTTTTAAGCGTTTCTACATCGTTGGGCCACCCTGCGTTTACAGCTGTCAAAAAGTAGTGGGCGCACGGCAAGTTGCGTAATTCCTCAGCAAAGACAACAGGTGCAACCGTCGTTGTCGTTGTTGTTGGCGGATACACCTGCCCTTGCACCTGGCTAGGTGTGTACATTTGCACGGTGATTCGAGGGCTGGTCTGCACAACAGGCGACAACTTCACAGGGTCATCGCTGAATCCTGTTGCCACAATCCAGCACATAAGCCAAGTAAATAGGGCTAAACCTAAAAAACGTTTCACATTCATTTTAATGTCCTTTAGTCGGGATTAAGGTCGGGATATGTCTACCGATACGGTGCGATGAAGTCAAGCACCCTTGAAAATGGTTTTAAACGCATGGGCAACAATGTCAGGATGGTCAGCTAGCAGCGGGCTTATCTCAACGTGTACCCACGTGCCGTTTTTGCTGCCAATAGTGTTCTTTTCGTACACCCGCCAGGCGTCCCTGTCGCAACGGTAGCCAGCGCCCCAATGAAACTTTGACGGCCTGTAAGTGTTTGCGTAGTCGTGAATTTCCTCAACACCTAAAATGTCACGGTGGACCCACAAAAAGTCAATCAGGCTGTAACGCTGTTTCACGGTTCCGCTGAGGTCAAACGCCCGCCAAGTGGCATGCACCGATTTTGGCGGGTTAGGCATGCCCGATAAATTCATATTTCGGTCAGCAAAAATGCCTAAACACTTGACGCCAAATAGGAATTCGCAGTAGTCCACAAACAGTTTTGTACCGGCACGAGGCTTCTCATGCACGGCGTCTTTGTTTCCCGTGTACGGCCTTATGGTCATTTAATTTTCTTGCCTAGGATTGGCGGCACAATCTCACCGTTTTTAGGGCGTATGGAATTGCCTACGCTGTACCCGATAATGCTGCCAAGAAGCCCTGTGCCGGCTGACTGGTCAATTTTTGACGTAACCATCAAAACGGTTATGCAGACCATGGCGGCTAAAACCAAAAAAGCCTTTGGCGGGTTAGTGATATTCATAGGTTGCCTATATCTACGGCGTACAGTTGCGGAAATCTTGTGCCTGAACGGGTTGCTGTTGCCGTACCTGTAGAAGCCGCCAAAGTTGCATAAATTGTGATTGTTGCGTTACTAGCCGCCGTATAGACCACAGTTACTGAAGCCGTGTTTGAAATCAAAATTGCTAAAGGCGAAGTGGACGAATTGTAGGGCGTACCTGCAACTCCTGTTGTAATACGGGCGGTGACAGTACCCGATGCCGTGCATGTTAAAGACGGTTCAAAATACTGTAAAAGGTAGTTCCGTCCGGTTGCCTGGGTAAAAGTGTAGGTAAGCATGATTGCTTCAGTAGTGAATGTGGTTGTGGTGGCAGTTGCCCCTACAGCTGAAGCCATGAGGCCACGCCCAAAATTATTTGCCTGGGCCGCAGTATATGTATCGCCTGCATAAAACGTCGTATTAGGTCCAGTCATGGTGAAACCTTATCAGCCTTTACAGCCTCAATCTAGTTAAAACCTAAACGGCTTTCGTTTAGAACACCAAAGACGTCATCGTTCAAAGTGAAATAGTTGTAATACGTCAACGGCGACAAATAGAAGTCGACCTCTGTCCGGTCAATAAAACCCCTGACGGTGACGCCCTCAGTTAGGGTCCGTTCCGATGTTTCTACACCACCTGGCGGTATGTAGGTCAACAGCAAATTCCATGTTTCTTGCAACATTTCCGCTAAATCTGTTACCGATGTTTGCGACACATCTTTAACAGTTATTCGGAAAGACTGATTGTCTACAAATTCGCCCATGCTGTTAGCTATCCATCGGGCCGTGTTTTTTCCGTCATCTACCGTCAAATTTAAGGTGGCTACCGTTATCGCAGATTTGCCGTAAGTAGAAGCGGAACTGTTGGTGTGCGATTGCGTAGCCAAATCTTCAGGGGTGACCTGTGCAGAATTCACGAATGTTTGGTTTCCTATAGCTTGTACACGTTCAAAACTTTCGTATGCAATGACGGAACCTGACGGTGTACGCCCAAAACTGTAATTGTTTTTGTTGTTTGCGTACATATACGCCAAAGGGTAATAGTAGTACACACCTGACAACGCAAAAAAGGCGCCCCTGTCACTAGCTACGATTTGGTTTAGCCGTGACGCATAATCACTATTATAATCTAATGACCCTCGAACAGGTGACGTCGGATATACGCCCTGAACAAAGTTGCCACTATTAAAAAGTAAAGCGTCTATTTCGTCTATCTGGAAAGTTTCTTGCCCTAAAATTTCTGTTTGCGCTATCTGTTGCCCCGCTAACACCCAGGCGTCAACCAAAGTTATAACAGCTGTAGCGTCATTGGCGTTGCCTGGCGTGTCGACATAATCTATGCCCTGCACCCAACCACGGAAAACGATTGTGCTTTCGCAACGTAAATACACTTTTTGGCGGTAACCCAAAGACGCCGCCGCCACCTGGCCCGCATTGTTACGCATAGTAATTTGGCAAGTACCGCCGCCGTAATTATCTAAAACGTTTTGCCGCCCCTGCGTATAGGTAAACGACTGCACGCTAGACGTAAAATCATAGCTAGCGGCGCTTTGATTTTTAAACGACCAGTCAAGTTTTCCCATCACATATTCCGTATGTTGACCGGCACAGGGCCATTGTTGCGGACATACCTTTGAAGCGCCGTGACGACAGCTTGCGGGTCAGCACCTGACACGTTGATAGTGATGTTATTGCCACCTAAAGCGCTGTTTGGTGTGATTGTTCCGTTTCTGCCAGGTGTGAATAATTCCGGTCCACGTTCGCCCACAATGTAGGGCTTTCCGCCTGCCACGTTTCCCCCTGAAGCCATGCCTGTTATGCCAGATTGGGTCAATAGGTCAAACGTGCCAAGGCCTTTAAGTTCAGCGCCGCTAGCCAACCAGGCCGCTAATTCAAGTGCGGATTGCGGGCCTGAAGTTGTGAACCTTAACATAATTTCTTTGCTGTTAATATCGCCAAACCCTGCCGCTATTGCAGCCATGGCGGTTGCGACATCGGCAGCAGCTTTATTGTATTTCGCAATATCTGAAGCGCTACCTGTAGCAAACGCTTTAGCGGCGGCGGCTTCCAATTCGGTTATTTTTATTTGTGCCTCGTCTATGGCAACGGTGCGGCTTAACGTGTCGGTTAAAATTTTCCATGCTGTGTCAACGTCTAGCGTTGCAACCTTTACTTTGTCTAGCGATGTCGTTAACGGGTCTAACGCTTCCCCTCGAAGTTGCTTGTATTGGTTTGATAACTCTTTAGCCCTAGCGGCTGTAACGCCTAACACTTTGCGTAAACCGTTAGCGCTTTCTGTCGTCTTACTAAAATCAACAGCTTTCAATTCTTTAAGGTTGCTTAGAAATGGGATTAGGTTATAGCCACGAATTAAAGCGTTAATGACTTTAATCCAAACGTTTATAACGGTTTCAAAATATTTCACAACGGCTTTGACGACAGTTTTGACTACCTTTTGGAAAAACTCTACTTTCTTATACAAGACAATAAACACGGCGATAGCGGCGACAATGCCCAACACAATATAAGTAAACGGGTTGGCGGCAAGTAAAGCGGCCTGTATCGCCAGCTGCACATTGACAGCCAAAACCGCTAAAGCCAGGGCGCCAACAATGGCAATAATTGCCAAGAATACGCCAGGGTTTTTTTGCGCCCAATCGGCAAACGCTGTCAGGTACGGTAGCAATGCTTCCATGACAGGCAGAAACGCCGCCCCGATAGATTCTTTAGTTTCGTCAAAAGCGATACCTAATTTCTTTAAGCCGCCCGCTGCCGTGTTAGCTGCCGCTTCGCCAGCGCCACCAAAGTTAGTTTTTAACACACCTAGAACCGTGCTAAAACTTGCCCCGTCAGAAATTAACGTTTTCAGTTCAGGCGATAAGGCTTGCAAACCTTTAGTGTTCCCTGCGTAACCTTTTGCTAAGGCTTCAGAAACAGTTGCCAAATCGGTTCCTGTAGCTGCGGAAACGTCAATGGCTACGTTAAGTAATTCTTGCGCCGTGGCGACGTCATGAGTGGCGGTCACTAAAGCCGCCAAGGCGGGCCGTGCTTCACCGTCAGACACGGCGACGGATTGCCCCAGGCTGGAAATATATTTTTCTACGCTTGCAACTTGTGCGTCCGTTGCGCCGGTACTGGCTTTAATCTGCCTGGCAAGGTTGGCTTGTGCGGCTTCGTCCTCGAC